ACCGTGACCCTGAACTACCAGGGGTTTTAAGACAAAACTCACCAGTATTTGGTGGTGTGTCTAGAAACAGCACTCCACTGATCATACTATTTGTATGAATGTGGTTGTGGCACCAATCACCTTTCTTATGGAGATTGGTCCATGATGTCTGCATCTTGACAGGGAAATCATACTCTAGTTTAGAGATGAAAAGATCTGCCTTAGTACACACCTGCTCGTAGAGTTTGGGTGTCTTAGACAGAATATGTGGATCTTCAGATGACTGACCATTACCTACATCACGAAGTGGTGCAGACTTGAGATATGCTACCTCATCAGCATCCAGATCGAGAGTGGTATTGAACAATGGTTGTGGAAACAGTCCAATGATATTGTCCTGTTGGTATTGTTGAATGTGCGATGCTAGATGCTGTGGGATGTTCATTCTCTAAGTTGTTCAATCTGTTTCATGATCGCTTCTGCAAGCGCGTGCTCACCCTTGTTACATGCTTCCATGTATCGTAGGATCAAACCACGAAGTTCTCTACTCTGTGAGTTCAAGAAATCTTTGTTGGAGTTCATGTTCGTTCACATAGAAAGTAGGTTCGCTCTCCAGTTGATCGGGATCCATCCACTCGAAGAACTCATCAGCAAGCGCCAGTGCGCCATCGATGTTGTCTTGTGCCATGAGAACACGGAACTGGTCAACAACACCCTCATAGATGGCATCACGTTGCTCAGACAGGCGCTCCATGGTAGCAGCGTCGTCAGTGTAGTGGAAGTTGCTCATAGTTTTTTGGCGAACAGGATGTTGGCGAGGTGATCGTACTGGACAAATTCTACATCTTTGGGGAGCAGAGAGACTGCTGCTGCCGCGAAGTCGTTAGGAAACTTCTTGAACATGCGCCAGAACTTCTGTTCACCCTCATAATCGAGATCTTCATGCGGAAGCACACGGATCTCATAGTCACCACGAGTGTATCTGTTAGGATATGGGTTGATGTACTCGCGGATATGCTCTTGTAGCATGTTCATTTTACAAATACCTCATTGAAGTGTTCATCATGCAATGCCTTTGCTTGCATTACTTTGTCGCACATGTGTGCAACAAACTCTACGTCTTCATCACAAGGATCGAAGTCGTATGCATTGTCCCAATCAATAGTGCCATCAAGTTTAACAGGAGCACCAAAGGGGATATTCTCGTCATCGATGGCATATGCATTACCACCAGAGACCAGATAGTGAAGTGGAATGTACATTGGGAAAAATGGAAACTAAGGATAGTGTACTATGTATGGGGGAGGGTGTCAACCCTATTTGTAGAGGTAACCACCCGCCCAGTCACAGTTCTCCAACACCCACTCACGCTGCTCAATGATACGAAGATCGAAGCGAACATCCTTAGCAGGTGCTTTCCAAGATGCTGCCTTGTACAGTTCACCAGTGTTCTTGTCAACAAATGCATGGACACTCTTGCTACCATCAGAGCATGTCTGGACAATCTTGTGATACTTACGACCAGTCACAATGCTGAACTTATAGACATCTTTGCCTGCTTTGTAGTCAGCAATACGCTCTTCCCAATATTGTGGATTGTCAGAACTAGGCATCAGGAACTGAGCACGCTTGATGCTAGTCTGAACAAAGTCATGCTCCAGTGCTTCACACAGCAGTTCAGTATACTTGAGCGCGTTAGCAGCGATCACTTGACGTGCTGCCTGGACTTGCTCGAATTCTTGAAGGGAGAGGGTGGTGGTCATGAGGTTTGTTTGTTTGATGAACTTAGTATAGCAAGGGGAGGAGCGATCACACGCTACCCTGTGCAACTTCTGCGAGTGGCACACGCTTGACGGTGAGACGACGCCACCCACGCACTTCGCGGATAGCATTGACAACTTGGTTCACCACGTTGTTGTGCTGACGGTTCAGTCCACGCATGGACTTGGTAGCAGGACGAGTGATGTAGAAGATGCTGGTGGTCTCATCTTCGTTGCAGATGCTGATCTCGTAGGCGTTGGGCATGGGTGGTTCCCTTGACGATGTTCTTATTATAAGGGGTCAGCAGTGCCCTGGGTGCATCCTGCGGTACAGTTCGTCAACTGTCACCTCTAGTTCAGCAGCGACCTTCTCGTCGCGCATACGATCGTGCTCACTGTCCAGTTGCTCCAGCAACCAACGGTCAAGCATTACTTCTTCAATAGTAGACATAGTTTCAGAGGTGAGTGTTTTCCATGAGGAGCATTTCTTCGACAGTCATTTCAAGCTCTGCTGCCTTTAGTTCAAGATGATCACAACATGTGTCATCATCGTGGAGATCAAGTTCTTCGACATCCACAAATGCTGTGAGTTTGCCGAAGAGAAAATCAATGAAGTCAGTGTCGTCTTTAGAAAACATTGGTGTAACGCTCGTGTTGTGCTTTGGTGATTTGTCCTGCATGTAACATGTTATCACACACATTACAGAAGACTTGGAACTTCTCCACCTTTGTGAGTGCTGTACCTTCACAACACTCACGGATGGTCTTGATAATAGTTGCTTTAAGCATGATCAGCAAGCGGCGGGGGAGTAATCAGAACCAGTATACTCTTCAGTGTTGATAGCAGTGACAACAGCACCGTTAGCAACATAGCCCCGAACCTCATACTGCATCTCAGTCTTGAGTTTGGTGGAGAAGTAAACCTTCTCACTCTCAGAACCAGGATGCCAGACAGTCTTCTTTACGAAACGCTTGCCAGTGCCAACAGGATAGTAATCAATCTTGGTCAGTGCGGTGAAGAGTTGCATGGGTGGTTCCCTTGACGACTTCTATAGAATACATCACTGAGGGTCCTGTGGGGCAGTTGGTAGACAGTTCTGCAACTGGTTGTACAAGGCACTGGCACTGACCTTGTGATGGTAGGAATACTGTTCAGTGTGACCCAAGGGACACCCCATCATCATGTCCAGCAGAAATCGGATCTGAGAGGCGCTCAGTGGCACGTTAGCAGTCTGGTCAGTCATAGGTAATTCAGGACGCTTGTGGACGCTTCTGGAGGGGTCTCAGGCAGTGCATCATAGTTGGTGATGTACAGGTGCTGGACCTTGGCACCTCCGTGGTCCTTATTTTTACCAAATCGCTGAGCATATGTAAAGTCCTTTGTCATGATATTAAAATCTTTGTACTGCTCACGATAGAACTCATGATCACTGTGTACAATCATCCACTTGTATGGTGCATCCTTCAAACGAGCAACCAACCTACTGTGTACATCATCACCTCCATCACCGCTGTGATACCCAAGGCGATCAAGATAAGGAGGATCAATGAATACGAAGTCATCTGCTGTTGCCTCATTCAGTGCTAGTTCAAAGTCACCATGCAACACTGTAGAGTACAACAGCATGTCCCAATATTGTCCTGAATTATCATAGTTCAGGTTACACGCAAACTTCTTATAGTGACCGAATGGTACATTGAACTCACCATTTGCGTTGTATCGTTCCATACCACTGAAACACAACTGTCTCAGTGTGATATAACATAATGCACGTGACCAATCTGTTGGGTCAGTCTCATGGATCGGTTGATTGATGATGTATCTAGCGTCATAATACATTTCTTCCAGTTCATCATGTCCCTTAAGTTTCATTTCACTGACATGATTACAAATGCGACGCAATCCTTGCTGATCACCCATGCATTTGTATACATTGATGATGTCAAAGTTAGTATCACATAGCACTGCTGGTTTGCCTACACTGAATGCAACAGCAGCGCCACCACAAAATGGTTCAACCACACGATTGAACTCTTTGGGCATCATTTTGGTGATAGTCTTCAGTTCACGAGACTTACCACCTTGATACTTAACTAACGGTTTCATAGATCTTGCTGATGTCAAATCCTTCTTGCATGAATACTTTCTCACATTCTACCACAGCACGCTCTTGCCTGCGACGATCAAGTTCATTGAAGTCAATGTCATAGCGATTGTAGAGATATTCTTCCGTGTTGTACACTCTTACACCATTGTCATTGAGGTAATGATACACATTCATACGTGCATCAGTGGTGCTGTACTCATCTTTGAGGATAATATAGCGCACCTCTTTGCCTGGATACTCTTTCTTGAGCGCATCAATGTACCATTTGTACTCAGACAGTTCACTGTCTTCACTCTTGGTGTTGTTAAATGACTTACCTTTGCTGTTGATAGCAGTCACACGATCCTCATCAACGACAAGAATATCTACATGGTGATGCTTACGCTTCTTCTTAGGATTACGAAGCGGAACAGGATGCTCCTGTGTCACACTGATGTGCTTCTCGCTGTCACGAATTGCCTTGAAGATCTCGTCTTGAAAATAATTTCCTCCTTTGATGTTGATGTTAGCATGTGCGATGCGAGCAAGATCGCGGAGGAGTTCGTACTTGTTCACGTTTGTTTGTTGACCTACAGTAATTGTAGCAGCTCCTGGTCCCTGTTGAATGGCAATGGTGTGCGGTTTCATAACTGTCTACTGGAAGTTCATCGCCCACGTAATACGTGGTTCAGTGTTAGTGCCACGTTCAACACCATGCATTACATATGAGGGGAAGAAAATAGCAGATCCTTCAGTCTGTTTGTCTAGATCCATTTCTTTACCCTCAAATGTAAATGGAGCAGAACCTTCTGGCATTTTATTGAAGTATACTACACTGAAGATGGCTGGGTTGTGTGTATGCTGCTCTTGATACTGTGTATTATCATACACATTGTACCAAAACTCTGCTGGTTTGACTTTATATTCCATATTCAAACCATCACAGATTTGTGACATAGCATCACACAACCTATCAGACAAATGTCTGGCAATATCAGGATACTCAATATCAGGCATAAACCATGAGTTTAGAGGACTATCCTCACCAGACATCCATCTCTCTGCTGCTTTTGTTCCTCTATGTTCTTTAGACAAGGCAATGGCAGCATCTGCTAACTCATTGTTCATCTTCCTTGTCATGATACCGCCAACGTAGTAAATCATTCTCCAAAGATAGGGATAATGTTAGTGCGACAGTGCTGCGTCTTGTTTATGTGCTGTTCCCACAGAGCGGCATCTTCCAAATTGTAGAAGATCGCTTCTTGGCGGGAAGTGCCTTTCTTCTTGTTCCTCATCCACACAACTGCGTACTTCATGCCAAAATTCAGGGTAAACAACAATGTTAACATAGTGACGACCCCACCGTGAGTTAGCACTCTTGGGGAGTGGGATGTCTTTGAAACAAATAGTGATGTAATAGTCACTAATAAACGAAATGTAACCTGTGACTTCCCCATACTTCACAGGTTGTAGCAACTCAAAGTCAGTCTGCTTCATCGAATAGTTTCCTATCCTTATTCTCGGGTTTAGGGAGACGGAACATCTCCTTGAGATCATTCAACTCAGATAGTTGTTTCTCCAAACGATCAATCTGCGCTTGGAGGATCTGAAAGTTTCGGTCGTTGTTGTTCTGCATCATCAACATGTTGTTGATTGCCGAGCGAAAGTCCTCTTCGTTCATCTTGTCTAATAAGTGATAGTTGTCGTTCAAGTTCATACTCTACCACACCCAAGTGTTGATGTAAATACTGTCTCCACTTGTTGTCTTTGGTGAGTTTCTGGACGTTATTTATCTGCATCATGGCAAGAAGCAGACGTTCTTTTTCAGTAGATGCCATTAAAATCTGTCAGGGATTTCACGGTATCCATGCATAAGAGTTCTTACACTTTGAGCACGATCAAGTTGTGCTCTATGATAATGAATTACATCATCGATGCAAGATATAATCTCTTCATATATCTTTTTTGACGAGATTTTGTCATCTTGGAGGTAATCGTCGATAGCATCTTGCATACGACATTTGCGTTGTTCTTCATAAGTTTTGTCAGGACTTGCGTAGAATGGGCGGTATGGTTTGGTGTCAGTCATTGTCTACGAGATCAAAGAAAAAGACTTGGAACAGACGCTCACCAGTATACTGGGTAGCACAGTGGTAGCGGTCAGCATCGAAGATAATGCAACGATTGTATACATTACCAATTCTATCGATTTCTTCCCAAAGGTCTGGGTCATAGCAATCCTCTTTATCAGCATCAGAGAATACTCCCATCTTAGTGAGACCAGTCTCTTTATGTCGATAGAATGATGTACCAGTGTCAAGTGGTGCATCAGGTGTAAGATAGATTACTGCAGCAAGTGTGTTTGGTTTATCATTATGCACACGCCATAGACTGTTTTCATCAGTCATAGCAAATGTACCATTAGATACAGTGTCTGGTGATAATGAAATCTTAGTGTCTTTGATAACTGGTTTCTTTTTATCCTGATCAAAGACAACCATCTTAGGATCAAAATTGACAGATGGCAAGTAACACCACTTGTCTGGATCAATCTCACAACCTATAACACGTTGCATCATGTCATGGTTCCACGCAAGATTGCCCATCTCTCCCTTACACCTAATACCAGGATATGGTTCCCACTTAGGACCATAATCCCTCATACTTTCCAAACTACGTTTGGATGCACCAGTTGTACCATCTGCTTCGATACGCATCAAAGCGTGTCTACGAATAGCATCAGGATTATCATACCAATTGTCAATAACAATGGTGCTTACTGCAGCATCAGACATTAATTAAATTCCTCGTTACGTCGTTTGTCAAGATAGGCAATAATCTCACCACGCCATTCTAACAACTCATGATAACACTGTTGATCATGTGCATCTTGGCGGAGTTCATGGTCTGGTTTGAGGACACTCTCGTAAAAGATGTAGAATGCATCCTTACGTTTCTCGTGCTTGGTTGTGTTCCAGTCCATTTGATTTTAGCGTGGTTCAATGTATTTTAGATTGTTTTGTGAGCATATTGGGATATACTCATGATTTCTTTATGATTGAGGACCCCAACCATCGTTCTCAGGGACAACATCGTCATCATCTACCTGATCGATAGAATGAATGTCACACACTGGCACTTCATGTTCACCACCAATTAGATACCAGTGCATCATCTGTCCATGATACTCAGGGTGTGCTTGATACTCTGTGGTATACTCACGTTCGCCGCAATACATTATTTCGCTTTCTGGAATATCGTGATCGCGTAACATTGCTTGAAACTGCAAGTGTATCAACTCGGGTTGCGTGGGTACTTTCATAATTTCTCCATTCACGTCTCATTTCCTGGTAGGTTTTATCATAGGCAGCCAAGTCTCTAACCTTTTTAAATACGGCAGCAGCCTTGGACTTTTCATTGGTTCGCCAATCCTCCTCTTGGGGTCTGACTTCACCAGAAACTTCATCGTACTTCCTTCCACTGGCATGATTAGCATAGCGACGGGCTCTCGTAAAACCCATTTCAAGGAATTTCCTCGCCATGTCCATACCAATGAAGTCCCGTTTGGTTTTAAATCCAAGGAACATCTCGTATATCTTAGCAGAAGAGTTGCGAGCAGTAGTTTCATCTACAAAGCGCCAGTGAGCGCAAATGTCGTTAGTGTAAGGGCGTACCAATAACACTCCTTGCTCTCCCCTTCCAATACGATAAAGTTTGCGAGTTTCTGGGTCTGTAAAATCAAGTTCCTCATAAGGGAGTTCATAGCAAAATTCAAGCATGGTGGTGTGCTCGCTCTTGCTATACTACCAGACCGTCAGACCAGTGTCAAGGGGTTGATGGGTCTAGGTTCTCGAATATAATCTCTGCGTTGTTGTCGAAGACCAGTGCTCTGAAATAATGGTCAGCATCAGGGCATGATGCACGTGGTGGGAACCACTCTGATGCATTAAGAACTGCTACTTCTTCGCTAGTATACTCAACACAACAATCTCTCTCACCTCTAATTGCTTCTACAACGTCTTCATCACAATAATCTGACAACCATGTCAATACTTCTGTCTTCTTAGCATCAGTAAGTGCTGCCCAGTTTGCATGTTCCCAATAGAGCAGGCATTTATTGTTCATCACACAGTGACTACCTGCTAGTTCATATACTGATAGAGTTTCGGTTACAATAATCATGGCGTCTCTCCATTATCAAGTCTAGTAATTAGTTCATCTAGTGATGCTTTGATGTCATTTAAGTTTTCATGACCACTAGACCATGCTGTTGTACCATTGAGACCAATGGCAACAGGATCTGCTTTCAATGCTTGAATGAATGCAGTATTATACAATCTATCAGTTAGATCTCTTACACACAGATAACGCGCCATTTTATCTCTGAACTGTGCAAAGAAGAACGAACTCAATGCTACCCATTGATCTTCTGTGTCAAGATATACTGCATCAGGTTGATTAACTTTAAATACTGATTCAAATGCCTCTGGAGACATTGGGAACTTAACTTGACTTAGTTCAGCAACATCAGCAAATAGTGCAGGTAGATCTCTTAATTTCTGGCGATATGTCTGATACATCGCTTTCTTTTCATCAGACATCGTAGGTAGATCACTAACAGAGAAGATAAAATCTGTCTCTTGTAGCAAGAAATTACGTGCAAGTCTGATAGACAACCAACTTTCAGATCTTACCTCACCATACATGCGTCCCATTTCTTCTTGGAACTCAGCATTCTGAAGTTGTTCAATATTGAGGAAAGTATCTTTTAAGAAATTGTAGAAACTAGTCGCTTCTTCAACATCATTCTGCTCCATCTCATAGTCTTTCCACTCATACTCACCAGTCTTGAAGTTTTTAATGTGCTTCCTTCTGGCGCAATGATATGTACCATTGTCGTAGAATGTGAATTCGACTAGACGATCTTTCTCACTGTCCCAGTGAGGGTAAAGTCTAGGTCTAACAGTATCAGTCCAATATTGATCAGGAACTGTCTTTAGCATCCCTCTATAAACAATAGAGCGATCCATTAGATTGAGTTGCAGGATCAAATTAGGGACGTTTGCGTCTGCTACAATACCCATGAGAGGTAAAAAATATTATGTGCTAAGTCTATTTAGAATGCTTTGATTAGATACTTGACCAACATATATGGTTCGATCAATGGAATGACCTGATCAGGATCCAAAGAAGCAACTGGGATAATTGGATTTGCCGATGACAATGTAATTGTCAAGTCATTAGCAAATATGCCAGATGTATAAGTGGAACCAGCAGCACCCTGAACATTATAACTTTGACTATCATTAACAATTGCCATCTTACCTTCAGATGGGACAAACACTAGTTCAGTTGTCTGTATATATTCATATCCAATCTCGACAATACCATAGTTATCAGTATTAGCAGCATTGTCATTAGCACCACTAGCAGCACCTCTGTTCTGTCTGATAGAGAACCTGACATTCTCTTGCTGTTGAGATGGTGCTAGATCAATCGAGTATGTATACCACATTGTTGCATTGTTTCCAGTACCATCACCATCGTAATTACTTGATAATTGAGATGCAGTAGGAATAGGAACCAACGTACCAATAAAACCAGATGATGGGAAATTCAAGTCTTCAGTTGTATTGAAATACAATAGCAATTCATCACCACCATTTTCTGGTGTATCACCACCATTACTACCATTACCTCTTGCTACTTTTACAAATACACGTTTAATTTCAGATGCATCAGTTGTTGGTAGAACGACATTTCTGTCATTTTGTGTACCACCAAACTTCAAATAATGAGTTGGTGCTTCACTTGTGACTAGTGTAAGGTTCTCTAGTTCGCCACTATCAGGATCAAATCCAACTACTGCATGGTTTCTAACACCAGCGCCATTAAGAATACGAACTCTAGGTGCTTCTGTGTATCCACTACCACTGTTTGTTAGTGAAATACCAGTAATTTTATTACCAGATACAGTAACACTTGCTGCTGCACCTGATCCACCACCACCGCCTTCAAAGACGACTGTTGGTGTTTGTGTTGTTGCCAACTTAAATCCAGAGGAAGAACCACTACCAGAACCACTCTGGAAGAAGTTTACGCCATTGTCTGCGTTACCAGAACCACCCTCAAATGGTGATGCTGTGGTTGGTGTCTCTGTTCCACCTTCTGTTCCCGTTTGTACTTGCCATTCAATCTTAGCATATCCATCACTACCAGCAGCAGAAGATGTACCAGACTGTGATACACCAGAACCACCTTCACCAACAGTAACAGAAACATTTGACTGTCCAGTAAATACATCTGCTGGAATTTGGACCTGATAGAAACCACCTGATCCACCGCCACCGCCACCTGATGTCCAGTATCCTCTCTCTTCAGCAACAGTAACCTTTGCTTTACCATTTGTACCAGCAGGGTTAGAGTTACTTTGAGAAATAACATCACTAATATATTGAGTTCTTACAGCAGATAGTCCACGCTTACCACCATATCCTTGTTCGTGACCACCTGATCCACCGCCACCAGCGCCTGGCTGACCGCCTTGAGTGTCACCGTTACGACCGCAACCGCCGCCGCCTCCGCCGCCTCCGCCACCAGTACAACCATAGCGACCGCCAGTTGCACCAGTACCAGTAAACAATGCCTGTGATGTTTCAATAACGTTGTTACCTGGAGAGTTTGCAGATTGTCCATTTTGTCCACAGGATCCTTCACCAAATCCACCTCCACCACCGCCGCCGCCAGCACCAGCGATTGTAATGTTACCAGATTGTA